TGTTCCATGCTTCGTGTAACCATTCCGGCCATTCGAAATTATTCCAGCGTCGCTCTATCGTCATTTGAAATGCTTCGATTACAATTGGCTTTTTCCTGTATTCAGCCATTTTCATATTCCCCCTCTTTATTATGTATCTTCGTTAATATATCTTCCTCATTAAGTATAAAATGATCTCTCCATTCTTCTCCCCGAAGCGGCACGTCAAACTTGGCGTATCTACCGACAAGGATGGTGTCGCCTTCTTTAACCCAAACGCAGTCTTGTCCTGTGGCGATAACTGTGGCCCTTAATGATCCCCGTTTGGCATGTTCGGGTATGTAAATAGACCCCTCCTTGTCATCATCAAACTGCTTTGCGACTATCCTCGATCCCATTGGTTCAAGCGTTATCATCTATTCCCCCTGTTTTAGTTTTGCATTTTCCAGCAAGGCATTATCCCATGCGCTTCTAGCAATTTTTCTAAGCATTGAGATTATCGGTCTAAAATACCACTTGCTGTATTTCTGCCAAAAATATGAATTAAATTCCATTCTACACCCAGGCCATGGTAAAATTTCTGGATTATCAAAACTACTGCACATCCCCTCTTGTTTAATTGCCATTAAACCAAATCCCGTCGCTTTCATCTATTCCCCCTTTGCTTCATCTTTAGCGTCCTCGACCATGCGCTCAGGTTCTTCTAAAAACTCGTGGCACATCGCCCTGCCCGCATTATGAAGTGCTGCGTCCTGAAGCTCGTTATTCTCTAATTTAATATGCGTGAGCTTGTCGGCATCCAAGAATTTCAGCTTAATCCTATCCATAAACTCAATCGTGACAGGGCTTTTAATCCAGTCTTTTATTTCCTCGATTGTCGGATGGGTGTCTTCGTGTTCCATTTATCCCCCCTCGTTAATTTCAACACCTTGTAGTTCGGCACTTCCTCTAATATAGGAATCTATACTTTCAGCAATATCACTTAATGCCGATTGGTATCCCCATTTGGATAATAATTTAGGATCATATTCAATGGTAATTACACATTTAGTGAAATTTACTCGTATTTCATAAGGTTGGTAAATTTCATTATCTTCAAATAAAGCCATTTATCCCCCAAGCATTCTAGGTTTTTATCTTATTAATATCGTTCACCAATTCATTAATCTTAATTATTAGATCGTTTGTAGATAGCATTGTGTATTTCTCATTATTATCAGGAGTTGCTTCAGGATTAGACCTCAAAACATAATCATGGCTACTCCCTGTTGTTGGTAATTCTTTAATTGCCATATTTTATCCCCCTAGCTGCTGCTGTTGTGCCTGTTCCATGTAAATTGCCTGCTCGGTTTCCTTGATATGTTTTATAGGCAGCTCCTTGTATTCCTTCGGCATCGCAGCGTAGAAATCCGTGCTTAGAAAGTCGGTATGAACCTGCATATGCGCCATATGGTCTTCACCCTGTTTCGGGGAGGTGTAATCGCCCTGCATAAACATAGCATTTTCCGTTAAAGGCGATACTGGTTCGTCTGGAATTGGCGGTAGTATCTTATTCTTATTCTTCTTATCGTAGGAATCAAGCAGGTCGGACGTAATCTGGTGTATCGCCCTGTCGTTACGTCCTTCGCCAGTTTCCGGATTACCCATGATAAGCGGATTCTGCATTAGAATGCTATAAATCTCCTGCGCCTCCTGCTTGCGGTTTAACTTAGACGCATATTCGGGATCCCCAAGCGGTATTACGTCATTGACTGAATCAAACTCCGCCCGCTTAATCTCGGGAAACGCTATATCGTCTTCATCTTCCATGATTCTATATTGCAGGGATTTCGGTAGAAATAACTGGTCTATCTGCATGAGATAACGAAGTTCGGTTCTAAGCGACCTGAAGATTCTCTTGGTCATAACCGCAAATGTAATTAACCCTTGCTCTATAATAGCTAATGTTCCGTGGGCGGTCGGGGTTTTAGTACCTTTGGACTCTCGACCTTGGATGTAATCGGATGTGGAGGTTAATTGTTCGATATACTGCTGGATTAAGCCTAGAACCATAAAAAGCACCTGGTCAACCCGTTGCATATTCGGAAAGTAGATTTGTTTCGCGTCTTCAACCTCTGTCATTAGACCAGGATGCAACTTAATCTTTCGTGCTTTTATGCCTGCTCTGCGACCGTAAAACCCGAATGGCTGATTGGAAATCCTGCCGGCATCGAATATCTGGTTGAAAGCCGTATTCGCCATTTCGATAAGAGGTTCAAGGAAATGCCCGAACCCAAATGAGTAGAATCCTTCGGGATTCGGTAGAAAATGGTAATCTATGAAATAATGGAGTTCTTTATTATCGATGCTGCGCTCTGTCAGCCTCACGACTTCCTGGGTATCGTAATGGGATGTGATGGTGTAAGGCTTCATCTTGCCGTCTAGTTTTAATTTCTTATGAGTTTCGAGGATAAGATGCGGATGTTCGGTCTTTTTAGCCTGAGATACGCCCTCTGCGGCCTCTGCGGTTTCCGATAGGGTAGATTCGTCTTCTTTAGCCGGAGCTTCAGGGAAATCATCAGGAAGGACATATATACCTTCTTCTTCTCGTTCTAGTATTTCATCGTAAAACCGCCATAGCCTATGGGTTTTTCTCCGGGCAGTCTCCATTGTCCTTGTACCGTAAGGTAAAACAAGGTCTAATGCTGAAATATACTCTGAAACCGGCCGGCCCAAAGATTTTGAATAATACAACTTCTTAAATGTCGTGCCGTTTACGGATAAAAACTGTAATGTGCGGTCAAAAACCTCCTCGTATTCCTCCATCTGATGAGCCGTCTGCCAGTTCATAAAGTTCTGGACGTTCTTGGCACGTTTTATGTCGTTCTGCCCGACCGGAAGCGCCCGCACTATCCCAGGCGCTGCGAATATTGATTGATACGCCCGGCCGTGAAACTGGTTTGAGGCGGTGGCGAGCATCGGGATGCAGACATTGGAAGCTCCAGGCCACGGGGTGTTTTTGTCATCGCGCTGACACATCCAAAGTTTATACCAGCGGTTGCGCTTTTCTTCCCAGTCAGATCGGGATTCAATATCGATATCGTACTGTTCCCGGCAATCCTTGCCTATTTCCTCTAGTTTATCATCGGGAATGGTCTTGACAAGATTTATAAGTGTTTTTTGTTCCGGTGGTGCGTCAGCCACGTTATTTTTCCCTTAATCCCCCTAGTATAATACAATCTCAGGATACAATTCGCCCTCAAATGTCGGGTCGAACTTCCATGCGAACTTCTTCCATTTATCCCTTATCTTATTCTTTTCAGCATCAGACTGATCCGGTTGCTTGTGGCTGTAAATCATTTCATCAAGGTAATATTCCAACTTGGGCTGCCAACTCTGAACCTCCCATTTGTCTGACCTGCCGTGCTTGCGCTCCATCTCGGTGCAGCCACGTTTAACTATGGCAGTATTGTCAAAATGCTTATCCCTTAATTCTAGTGCAAGTTCTATGCCACGATGGTAGAAATACGCTCCGTATAAACCTTTAATAATCGGTCTGCGCTCGATTCCTAATTTACTCGGTAATCTTGCAGTGTGCATAACTACGTCTAATTTAAGCAATTCCAGATACGTCTTTGGCTTTAAAACCACCTTGTAACACTGTTGGCACCCAGAATGAATAAACTTCTTGTTAATAAACTGCGCTATGCCATTCCATAAATAACAATTGCTTTCGTGTAGATGCTTTATGTGTACCCACGGGTTGTCAGGTCGATCTCGGGCAAAGCAAACTTTGCCGTCCCGCTCGGTAAAATTAACCCCTAAATGCTTTATGCGGGTGATAGCGTCTTGAACTAGCTTTTGCACAACACGAAAGCCCAAAACATAGCAATCAAAGCCCAAGCAACAGAACATCCCCATCCATTAGCTGCTGAGAAATTATCAAAATGTATTGCCAAGCCTGTATTTATGGATGCCACTACAATAAATATCACAGAAAAAATCCCCCAAAAAATCTTCCACCTTTTACACATATTTTTCCCCTTTTTAATACCCCGTTACCGCACAAGCCCCAGACGCATCGGCATCCTCAAACTCGTCCTCTCCTTCCTCCATTGGATACCACACGGTATCTTCCAGAAGCAAGCGATATAAATTCTCCATCATATCGTCATTTTGCTTCTGGGCTTTGCCTGCTCTATCCGGATATTTCTCAGCGTCTTCGTACATCCACGACTCGAACTCATATATTGTTCTTACCATGTCGTCAAGTACAAAAAGACTCGGTTCTAAATTCGGCCCCTCTAAATGCTCGTTTATCTGAATAATTCCAGACTCTTTGTCCTTAGTTCCCGTATTAAGCACATAACCGTATCTCCCAAGTACTATATCGATCTTGTCAAAGGTTGTGTTAGGATTATTTGAATCGCCCTTGGCTAACGGATCGCATATAATCTTTCCTACACGAAGAACATTCGCCTTGATTATTCTGATTATCCACTCGCCAACGTCCGTGCCGGAGCCGTGCTTGAATAATTCCCGAAACAGCCACCTTTCCTGCTTCGGGGAAGTCGCCATGAACAAAATCGCCTGCTCCTTTCGAGGATGAATATCAATTCCGATATCAACTATCCAGTCGAGCGGGATCTTAAATCTTGATTTCAGGTGCTTCTTCCGACTGAACTTCTTGCAAACCATCCCGCTGAGGTAAGACGGCTTGCCCTTTATCCGAGCTTCTATCTCGTCTTCGGTCAGCGTTTTCGCAAACTGGTCAACACCCTTTTGGGTAATGCCGTAGCCGATATTAACCGAAATATCGCCGTCTATGCTGTAAACCGTTCTATCCGGAGTGCCGTCCTCGTTTCGGGCTTTAATAACATCGTGATCCACCCAGGCTTCTTTTAAAAGCGTCATACCGAAGAACTCACGGCCCTCACGATCAATCAAGCCACGGGCGTTGGCTACTCGAATTTTCCTCTTGGGCGGCTCGTCATACAGGATTAAATCGCCGTCCCAACCTTCGTGGAGATCCGACTCCTGCATATTCGACATAATCTCACAGGTGCTTTTGGTTTTCTGGCACGTCCACATGGCCTCAACACCCTGATTATCACGCCGGATAACGTCCTTCAGATTGCCCCATTCTTGCGGCCACCATTTCCGCATCGCAGGGATTAACACTGTTTTAATGTGCTTCTGCCAGTCCTGGCCGACTATCCGGATCTTTCGCGGCTCGTTATGCGGAAAATAAAGGCGCTTGTTCGACCACGGAAACTTACCGTGCATTACGCTGAACGCTAATATCACCAATAATGTCGTTTTTCCGATCCGATTCGCGCCGGTATAGGTAAAAACCTTGTAATCCCAGTCCGTCCAAGCATCCAGCAGTTCTTCCTGAATGGGGTTCGGGCGTAAAATACGACCATCGTACAGAGCTTTACCAGTATTGAAGTATAAAAGCAGGTTAGCCGTCGCGTGCTTCTGGAAATCGCGATAAACATCATCGTATAGCTGCTGAAGCTCCTCATCCGACTTGGTAGCTAGTATTTCGCTTATAGCGTCTATGTTAAAGAGCGGGGATGCTTCCATTTTTCTTTCTCTCAGAAATAAGCACGCAAATCGCTCCAAAGAAAACCAACGGCCATAACATGCCAGCGCAAACAGAAAAAAACATATCGAAAAGACTATCAATAAACTTGCTTTGGAATCTTCTCCCAGAGTTTGACAAAACTCCAAGGCTAAATCCAAACATTACATAACCCACAAGACGATAAGCGTCATAAATATCCATAACTCCCCCTATTTCTCCCTTTCTTTTCGATTTTTCTGCTCCCAGATTAATCGGCGGCGCTCGATTTCGGCATCCCACTTTTTCTTAAAACCATCCCGTAAAAGATCGTGAGCATTGGTCGATTGAGCCAGGGTTTCCCGTTTCAATTCAGCCAATAACGCCTCATCCGCAAAGACTTTGTCCCAATTATCCTTGCCCTCAGCCGTCATTAATCGCATTCTCACTCATCTCCCATCAACCCCTTCTTCCTCGACCTGAAAAAGAAATGATGCACAAATATGTCGGGACATTGACCGTATATCGCTACGTTATACCGCTTTCTAATAACAGCCGAAACCGCCGCGTGAGTAGCTAAATCCGCCCGCCAAATATACTCGTTTAAATCAGAATCACATATTACCCTTTTTTTCGGCTCTAAAGACCTCGGATGCTCCCGCATTACCGCATCCCTTAAACGGGCATAATCAGCCTCGGTTGGATTCCTAATAATTTCAACCTGTATGGGCCTGTTAGCTACCCGATCAAAGCCCGAGACGGTAAGATCATCTACTACTTTTTCTTCCTGCCTTTCGTCCACCCGCCTCCCTTACGCCTCTTAATCCCAGTGGACTTTACACATATCGCATAAGCCGAAGACTTCGACTTCTTGCGACTAACTTTCTTAACTCAACGATCTAATTTCTTTGGCATCTATGCCCCCTGTATTTTCAGTGCTGCCACGGCAACCAAATCATCCGAATGACTTCGTAAATGCCGTCTTGATTTATTATTGCGCTTCTTCAATAAATCCACGCCAGCAGCATATTGCTGACAGACTCTACTCTCAGTTACACCCATTTCTTTGCCTATCTCTTTTAAGGTGAATCCATCAATATGCTTTCCAATAACAAAAGCGTTTCTGTCGTCAATCTTTGAAAGCAACTGCATTAAAGAAATTCGATTATTACTCAACTTCTCTAAATTAACACTATCACCGTTGAGTGGTACAAAGACAGGAGGAAAAAACTTCCTACCGTTTTGGTTAGTTCTAAACTCCTTCCTAATACGGTCAACACAAGCAAACCTGCAAATCCTGTGAAGAAGTTGGATCTCAACGGAGTTCCAAAAACCTTTTTCCCACAAAGCCAAATAGCATTCCTGTATCAAATCCTCTCTTTCTACAGAACTCCAGGGAAACTTACTGGCTTGTGTTTTTGCTGCTATTTGTATTAATGTCGGTATCAATTATAAAACTCCAAAGTTCATTTTCTGATAATCTCAGTTTTTTATCTTTCCCATATCCCTCCTAATACCTCGGAAAAAGCACGTTCTCTAATGTGCGAATTACATAATGCGTTGTTTCTTCTATCTCATCGGAAGAAATAAAACGGCTCTTTGCATTTACCACCAGCGGAGTCATTAACACCTCGCAAACCTCGTGAAATGCCGCTAAATTCAAACGCTTTTTCGTAACCTTGCTATTCCACTTCGGACTTAAATAAATCGCTGCTAACCGATTCACCGTATTAGCCCAAACGGACGCCCGACCTGGCTTGTGTTCGTAATGCCGAAATTCTATCGTCCAATCCTTCAACCCGAATATCTCAATCCACTTCAGGCACTCGGTCTTGAATATAGAGAAATGCTTTGCGGTAGTCTTCATTAAAACAACTTCGTGCGAATCTCACCCACCAACGTATCAATCCTGCCCGCCTGATTTGTAACATTCTCGTCAGTATAGTCAAGTACACTCATGAGATTCGGTATTTCTTCCTTCGTAGCAGGGTCGCAAGGCGGCCGAGACTCCCCGGAAATCTCTAAATAAAGAATCTCAAGACCATCAATCGCTACATCAAGACGATTCAATGCCCCACGAATACGATCATGCTTTGTTTCCCTCGTTGGACTTGTACCACAACCCTCTAATGTCGGCATACCCCCCCCTTTTTTTATGAATTTATACATATTATTTAATCCCCCACTCCATAAAATTACTTCCTCGCGTGTTTTTCAGTCGGATGCGTCCCCCGACATTATCACATGGGGTGTGTAATTAGGCACGGGCATCACCCCCTTTTTGTAAAATAGTAAGAATAAAATACCTCAACGCATTGATAAATAGCGGTTGTTATGTCAGGCAAACACGGCTCTACCGATATTATCTCTTTTGCATGTAAATTAAATATCTGGCGATTAAGATCCTTGACGCTTATATAATGAAGTTTCTTTGATTCAAAGGATATTGCCAAAATAACCCCTTTTTAGAAAAATTACCCCGGCCTTCCCGACACTAAAGGATCTGCTGTTTCAAGTTCAAAAGAATAAGCAGAATCATCACAAGCAATTTCCTTCCTAATATAAGTGGTGTCTCCTGTAGATCCCTTATCATCATTCAACTTATGAACCCTATTGGGCAGTTCCAACAATCTTGTAAGATTTATTTTCATTTAATTAACCCCCGACCATACCGGCTGCACCAAATCACGATCCCCACGATGCCAACGCATATGATCCCCGTGATTCGCAAATACCATCAGATTAGAAGGCTCGTTATTGTTACAATTACCATCAACATGATGGATAGTTTCCAACGGCTGTATCATAAATCCACAATCACGAACTACCCCACGCGCCAACCTACTGCCATATACACTCCGAATGTAATCCGGATTCTTTAAATGAGCATGATAACACGGCATACAACAAAAATGTAACCTGGAATTACGAAATACACTCCGAACCTTCTTGAACTCCTTTCCACAATTCTCACATACCACATCCTTGCGAGTGTCCCACGGAGTCCTGCCATGACGCTCAACATACCGTAAAATACTCCGACCAATTACCACACCACCGGTCTTTTCGGCTATCCGATCACCACTCCAACCCTCATCCCATAACCGAAGAATCTCACTACCAATACCCGCTTTGTTAATCTTATCCATAATATACCTCCATTCTCAAAAAGCATATTATAGAAACGCCTTAAAGTCAAGGACTAATATCAACAGTCTTAAATATTATGAGAAAGAACCTTTTTAAAAAATTTGGCCCTGTGACGCTTCCTATACTATATCAGTGCCCCGGCAGGGGGGGTCTGGGGTCTGGCCTGTATGTGATTGATTGATTCAACGTCTTACATATAGAGTCAGATAACATAGAAACTGTCAAATTCATACTGCCATAACGTGCTAATATCATTCATATTGTCAATCCACTGTTAGTTTACACCTGTAAACGTACTGGTATCAAGGGTCTATGTATCAGGTTTGCCGTGCTTCCGTCTCCCAAGCTCGCCCTGTATGGCCTGCATGAATACACTATAGTGTGCTGATATGCCTATATTCTGGGTGCTTTGATCCCTTGCCAAGCGCTCCCGTTCGTCAATAATGCCATACATGCCAGTTAGTTGGTAGGCGCTAGCTGCTTTTAACTTGTCCGGTGTTAGGGTAAATAG